TGCTGAAGCTGGAGATCATCGCAATGCCGTTGCCGCGACAGATCTCGATGATCTGCTGCATGAGCGGGCTGATCTGGCTGTCGTAAATCTCTTCTTTGTTCATGGTCGTGCTCCGGTTGTTTTCCCGCTGCACCCGTCACCAGGTGCAGAAGGAAAAGATCCAGATCAGAGCTGGCATATCTGGCGAATAGCCCGGCCCGCATAGCAGCGCGCAAGGAAGTCGCGAACATCCGCCACGCTGTCGCCGTACTCCTCGATTTCACAGCCATCCGTAAACACGATCTTGTAGAAATTCATTCTCGGCACCTCCTGGTTGTCATCCCAGAACGCCCTGTCACCAAGGCGCTCCAGTGATGCTTTCCGCCGTGACCCGCTACTGGCGTCGGTCACCGGCTATCTCAAGTTATTTCTCCGACCGCGAACCCTGCCCGCCGGATAACTGATTGCGGTGCTTTACGCTGCACACCCGGGTCAGTTGCCAACCCTCTGAACCGTTTAGGCCGGTTCATCGCTGCCTTTACTGCTGGGCCGGTGGTGATCCGGCAATGGGTCCATCTAAAGAGCGGGGCCTTTTGAGGGCCTGGCGCCGTGTTGCGTTGGCGTTGAGGTAAATTTAGAAAACTTAACAAGATTGGTCAAGCCTTATTTTTAGAAAACTTAACAGAAAGTTTAGAGGGCGGATGAACGGGCACAAAAAAGCCCGCTCAAGGCGGGCTGATGTGGGAGGGGTGGGAGGGGTTAGCGGGAGTACATCGCCCACCAAAACACGTGGCCGATGATCGATATTTGCTGGTCTTGGACTTCCTTGAAGGTGTAGTCCTCATCGGGGTGCTCGTCCCGATTGAAGCTTCGCAGGCGAATTCCGGTAGGGATACGGTAAACCTGCTTTACGCGGAGCTGACTGTTATGGCTGATGGCGTACATTTCGCCGTCGACGATGTCTCGGAGTGAATTCTTGCCGACATTGACGCCCACGGTCGCACCATCTCGGAGTACAGGGATCATGCTATTCCCGTTAACCGAGACGCACTTTGCGTTGGAGAATTGCACGCCGTTCTGTCGCAGGTCCTTCTTGAAGAAGCGCAGCCTGGCGGAATCGCTCTCTTCTATAGAGTACCTGCCCGATCCGGCAGAAAGCTCGACCTCTTCCAGAAAAGGGACATAGACCTCGTCGTCATTCAGCGGGGTTTCGTCGTCCCACGTCTCGATCGATGCAAGGCCGGGCGCCTTGGGCGGATCAATCCCTTCTGACAGCCATTCGGCTGAGCAATCAAGAGCCCTGGCCAGGGCGGTCAGGTTTTTCCCTTTCGCACCATTCGTCCCATTGATCCAAAAAGAGACCGTTGCCTTTGAGACGCCGGTCCTCTCGCTTATGTCCGTCGCACGAAGGCCCAGGGCGTCCATGCGTATTTTGAGGCGTTCGCTGAAGTTCATATTTAGGATTCTAAACAATGAGCCGTTTAGATAACTTGCCTTTTGTGGTTAACATTTCTAAACTCGTGCGTAGCGAAGTGGAGAAACCTTAAATGACCTACGAACAAGCCCTGCAATTCTTTGTCACCCCTGGCGCCATCGGGGCTGCCCTCGGTGTGACCCGGAGTCGCGTTTCGCAGTGCCGATCTGCTGGCGGCTTCTCCTATCCGATGCAGTGCGTGCTGGAGAAAGAGTCGGCCGGAAAGCTCACGGCCAGCCGTGATGACGACCCTGCCAGCGCCTCCAAGAAAACCGCCGCCTAACCCATTCCGAACACCAAAGGAGCCTTACCAATGGCATACGACAACCCGGAGCACAAACGCATCAAGGATCGGAAGGTCCGCTTCAACAGCACGCTTGACCGGATTCTTGGACGCGCTGCGCAGCGGGCAGAAAGACAGCACGCCACCTACCTGTTCGAGGTAATCGAGTGGGCGGTGGAGAACGGTGTAATCGAGGCGCTGAGCAAGGACGAGAACAAGTCTAGCGCGGCCTAACGACCCTATGGAGGGCCAAATGCCTGAATTCGATTATGAGGGGCTGAGCCCTGGCACGAAAAAGAAGATATCCGCTCTGGCGCTGAAGAAGGGCTGGAGCATCGAGCAGGCTCTTGAGGCAATCGGGATTGAGTTCGTCGCAATGGGCGGCCCCTCCCTGATGTATCGACCGAAAGGGCGCCTGTACCAATTAGACCCTAAAGAGGGCCTCAAACGTGAATAACCCAATCAGCAGGCGAAAAAAAACCACCTGGCCGGGTGGTTTCTCTGTTTCGCAAAGCAAAAGCATCTGTGAGGCGAATTATGCACACATCAACTGACCCAAGCAATACCCCGAATACTTCCGCGCCACGTTTTTCGATTGATGAAAACGTGGCGCACGTTTTTTATGTTTCGTCGGGAATCGCCCTATGACTACCGACAACATCGTCACGCTCAACAGTCCGAGGGGGTTCACCCGAATGGACAACTGCCTGATGGATGCCTTGATGGTCATCGATCTGCCAGGCCGTGAGTTGAAGGTTGCCCTGTTCATCGCCAAGGCCACTATCAACTTCCAGGCGGGGCCGGTACGCATCAAGGCGACCGAAGTATCCAAATCAACCAACCTGCACCCAGACGTCGTTTCAAAGGCCATCAGCCACCTGCTGAAGCGTCGGGTGATATTCCGCGAGGGTGGATCTCGTGGTGATATCGGCCTGTGCGACCCGAAGGAATGGACCTACACCGAATGTCCGACTCGGACCAACCGGTCTGACTCGGATCATATGGCCAATGTCGTCTCGATATCGAAACAGACCAAATCAGATGACTCCCTTCTCTATTCAAAAGAAATACCCCTTACAACTCTTTCTTCGAAAGAGGTTGTTACTCCCCAGGTGGTTCCAGAGGTTGCCAAGGTTGAATCCAAGCCAGAGCGCAAGCCGCCGTTCGGGAAGATCCAGATGTTGGCCAACAACCCACACCAGATCCCTGACCAACTGTTGGTCGACTGGCTGGCCCTGCGCAAGACCAAACGCGCCGCCGTCAGTCTGACCGTGTGGGATGCTCTGAACACCGAGCTGACCAAGTGCTCCGAGCTGGGAATCACCGCCAAGGATGCGATGACCGAGGCCTTGTCGGCTGGCTGGCAGGGGTTCAAGGCCGAGTGGATTGCCAATCGACTTGCCCAGGCAGCTCGCCCAGCAACTGCGCCGTCGAGCGGCCCCGACTTCGACGACAAGACCTGGGCTGAAAACCTCGTGGTGCACCCGTGAAGCCCGTCACGCAGCTCATGGCGAGCATGGGCAACCTGCCGGCCGTAGAGCAGCCACAGGCGCTCCATGTCACGTCGGAGACGGCGGAAGTGGTGAATGACCTGTTCCGCCGCCTGCGTGGCATCTTCCCCGCATGGCGTCAGGCGTGGCCATCCACCGAGGCCCTGGCCGCCGCCAAGGAAGAGTGGATCAAGGAATTCGCCGCCGAGGGCATCCGCACCCTGGAGCAGATCGAGTTCGGTATCCAGAAGTGCCGAAAGCTCAGCAAACCATTCGCGCCAAGCGTCGGCGAGTTCATCGCCATGTGCACGCCAAGCGCTGAAGACTTCGGCATGCCGACTCCGGCTGATGCGTGGATGGAAGCCCTGATCGGCACCTACAGCCACGAAGGCGTCCGTATCGCCGCCAACGAAACCGGGATCTTCGACCTGCGCGCAGCAAAGCAGGAAGACAAGTCGCTTCGGGCTCGCTTTGAGCGGAACTACACGATCGTCATCCGCCGCGCCCAGGACGGCCAGCCGCTCGACGGGAAGATCCTCACCGGCATCAGTCATGACAGCCAAAAGACTGCTTTCGAACTGGCCGACGAACTGGCCGATCAGCAAGCCCAGGCCCGAATTATTCAGCAGGGCATCCCGACTGATGGGCAGTCCGCCCGGGCGTTGCTGCTGGCCAAGTTCGGCAAGAAAACCACGGAGCAACGGACATGAAGCGCGCAAGCCCTGCTGACCTACGCAAAGCCCTGGAGCTGGCGCATGAACTCGTTGCCGCCGGCGTTCTGTTCGTGCCCATGCCGGTGACTGGCAAATCCGACCACGCCGCCCTGGTTGAGCAGTCCGCCCAGCGCCTGGAAAAGATGGAGAAGGCCCATGGCTGATCTCGCACTCATCCGCACGGCCCAGGGCCTCGTGCCGGCCACTGACGCCGACCGCGAAACCATCCAAGGCTGGAAGTCCGGACAGGTCGTTCACGGCAAGTTCACCCGCATGCGCAACGCCAAGTTCCACGGCAAGTTCTTTGCCATGCTCGACCTGGCCTGGGATTACTGGGAGCCGGTCGGCGGCCTGATCCCGCGCCAGGAGATGCGCGGCATTCAGGGGCTGGCCAAGTTCTTCGAGGCGCAGAGCGGAAAGCCTGGGCAGCTCTCGGACGCCGTCGCGGCCTACGTCGCCGGTCTTGAGTCTGCTCGCGCCGAGCGCTTCCCGGCGGTGGACAAGTCCCGCGAAGCATTTCGTGACTGGGTGACGATCGAGGCTGGACACTTCCACTTGGTGCGCACCCCCGACGGCGTGCGCAAGGAACGCAAGTCGATCAGCTGGTCATCGATGGACGAAACCGCATTCGAGCCTCTGTACCGCGACGTCTTCAACGCCTGCTGGCGCCTGGTGCTGTCCGCGCATTTTGAAACCGAACAGGACGCCTTGTCGGCCGCCGACCAGATGGGGAGTTTTGCATGAGCCTCACTGCCAAGAAGCCACGCCCCAAGAAGTGCAAGAACCCAGCATGCGGTATCAGCTTCCCACCGCAGCGCCTGGGGCAGGCCGTGTGCAGTCCCAAGTGCGGCCTGGCGATCAAGGACGTGAACCAAGAAAAGGCCCGGAAGTCGCTGGCCGAGTTGGGCCGTAAGGAGCTGCGCGCCGCAAAGGATCGGGTCAAGCGCAAGTCCGAGCACATGCAGGAGGCCCAGGCCGCATTCAATGGCTTCATACGGCTACGCGACAAAGACCTGCCATGCATCTGCTGCGGGAGCTACGGCCCCGACGAAGACTGGCTCACCGGTGGCAAATGGGATGCCGGGCACTTCCTCGGGCGTGGCGCCTATCCGGAACTCAGGTTCGACGAGGACAACGTCCACAAGCAGCTCAAGACCTGCAATGGCGGCTCCGGGAAGTTCGCAGCCAAGGCCAGGACAGTCGCCCAGGGTTACCGGGAGCGCCTGATCATCAAGATCGGCCTGGAGCGCGTAGAGCGACTTGAAGGGCCTCATGAGGCCCAGCGCTACACCATCGAGCAGTTGAAAGAGATCAAGGCTCAGTACCGGGCCAAAATCCGTGAATTGAAGGGGGCTGCATGAACTATCACAACGTGGTATCAGCGGTTGTTCGTGCCCTGGCGGCCGAGACCATCAACTCGGCCGGCGGGTGCGACTTCGAACCCAAGGTGCAGTGCGCCAAGCAGAAGGGCGAGATCGTCGGCAAGGAGGCTGCGTTCCTCACGGACTGCTGGGTGTTCGGGCGCCTGCACAAAGGGCTTGAGCCTGCGCACTGGCGGGCACTCGTGGCGAAGTTCTCCACGCATACCGACCGCAAGCATGCAGCCATCGCGGAACTGACCCGCGCGGTACGTTCGCCTGCCCCGGAGCGGTTCCGGCATTGCGCCGTGGTCACCTGGGCTCTCCCGCGGCTTCCCGGTGTCGATGGCAAGCGCTCGACCAACGTCCTTCCGGCGGACTGGTATGAAATGGACAACTGGTCGAACGATCCGCATCCAATCAAGACCCAGGAGCGGTGGCGGAGGGATATCCGCAAGGCCCTGGAAGGCGGCGTGAACGATGCTCTGGTTGAGGCTCAGCACATTCTTGAGCAAGAAGGCCTCTTGATATCAGAAGTTGCTTGACGGGAACTGATCCATTGAGCCAATATCTATCCATCCTGTCGTACTTGCGCATGTAGGTGATGCAGGAAGAAAGCCCGGCCAATGAGTCGGGCTTTTTGCTTTATGCAATGCAGATGAATGTGCAGGCTGATGTGCTGCCGAGCCCAGGCATCGGAAAGGGCCGCCACGGGCATACACCGAACCGAACGCCGGAGATCAGCACCGGCCATCTGCACCAATCATGAGCCTCGGCATTTGCCGGGGTTTTCCGTTTTCGGCCCCGCCACGCCCATTGCTCCGAGCTGGGAGTGCTGTGAGGGCCGATTCACTTCTGCCGTTATAGCTCCAGCGGAAGAGCAGCCGCCTTGTAAGCGGACGGTCCAGGGTTCGAATCCTTGTGACGGCACCAGATTGGCGAGTAGCTAAGAGGTAAAGCGCCCGGCTGTTAACCGGGAGATCGCAGGTTCGAGCCCTGCCTTGCCAGCCACACCAACCAACGCCAAGTGCCCGCACATGCGGACCGCCTGGGCCTCATAAGGCCCTCAGAATTCACGGTGCTGCTCCTCGCTGCGCTCTTGGCCGCCTCCTGTCGGCCTTTTTATTTCGATAGGCCGAACTATGACCGCCGAAGCCTCTCGCATAGCCGAAAGTACTGCGTTCAAACTCGTCGTTCCTTTTCTTCAGATATTGCTGGCGGCATCGGTGACAGGCTCATCCGCATGGATTGTCAGTGCCGTATCGACGTTGCAGACGACGATGAACAATTATCAAACAGGTCAGGCGCTGACGATCCAGCGTGTCGATGTGATCGAACACCGTCTGGATAACAACGAAAAGCTGATCGATGGCCTTCGCACGACCACCATGCGTCTTGATTTGCAGAGCACCAGCTTTGCCGACAACCTCCGGAGCATCGTTCACAGCAGCGGGGCAGGAAAATGATCAAGCTGATTGATAACGCTGCGCAATGCCATCAGTTGTGGTCTGTGCGCCTCGCTGTCGCTGTCGCTGTCCTAAACGCCGGCGCTGCTGGCTGGACATTGTTTCAGGGCATCATCAGCCCGCTCCCCTACGCCTGCGTCAACATGGCTCTTGGCGTGGGAGTGGCAATCGCTCGCGTGGTCTCCCAGCAATCCAAAGACGATCCGCAATGAACCCCATCCGCGCCTGGTTTGCCGGGCTATTTCGCAAAGAGGCAAAACCCATGAATGTTACTGCATCTTCCCTGACGCTGATCGCCGGCACTACTGCGCAGCTTACTTCCGGTGAGCCGGCAAATTACACCTCCAGCGACACCAACATCCTGACCGTCGATTCCCTGGGCGTTGTCACCGCAGTTGCTGCCGGCCTGGCGACCGTCTCTGCCACCTCCGTGACGAACCCGTCGGATACAGCGGTACTGATCGACTTTACCGTTACTGCGGCCGCTCCAGCGCTGCCTGATGACAATGACGCCGATACCCAGAAAGTCGCGCCGGTAAAATCCGGCCCCAGCGATCTTGAAAAGCTTGATTCGCTGATCGAGAAGCTGGAGCTGACCACCATCAAGGAATTCCGCGCGGCGATTGCCTTCCTCAAGGCTCTGGCCTGATCCAAGGTGCCCGGCCGCCTGGGCACCCCATTCCCTCACTCGATGGCACGACAGAGGCCATAGAAAGACCGCAAGGATCTTCCCATGGCAAAGACTGATTGGGCGGCGCTCCAGAAGCGATTCCTCATCGACTACGCCAAGCAGAAGATCTCTCCCCAGGTGTGGTGTGAGATGAACGATCTTAGCTATGCCTCGGCCCGGCGCTACATCAAGAAACCTACTGCGCAAGAAATTGCGAAAATTGCGCAAAACAAAACTGCGCAATCCGAGAAAACTGCGCAGAAGAAATTGCGCAATGCGCAAAGCGGCAAAGCTTGCCCCGAAATTCAGGAATCTGGAAAGGACTCCAGATCCAAAAGTACGACCGCGATTCGCGGGTCACGTACTGCTCCACCGAGCAACCCGTTTCCCAAGGGTCAGACACTCAGTCTTGAGCACGGCGGCTATGCCCAGCGCATGCTGCTCCCCGATAATGTGGTCGAAGACGCCAAGGCCCTGACGCTATACGACGAGCTGTTCCGCCTCAGAGCCAACAACCTGATGGCCGGCGAGGCAATTGGCCGGGCCAGGGCTCAGATGGAAGAAGACCCGGATGCGAGTGAGGCCTGCCTTTCGCTTATCGAAAGCGCTGACAAGGCGATGATGCGCAACACGGTGCGGATCGAATCACTTGAACGCACCATTGGCCTGCTCAACATGGGAAGGCTGGAGTCCCAGAAAATGGCTGTCGATATCGAATACCGACAGGCCTCGACCGATAAGGTCCGCGAGGAAATCGAACTCCTGCGCAATGGCGATAACAGTGATAACGCAACCGTCGTGCACAACATGCTGCCGATGCATGGAAGTGTGGAATGAAGGAGATCTTCCTGCCGGCCCTGCACGATGGCCAAGTGGCGATCTACCGCAAGGGGATGACCTCCAGGCTCAACGCGGTGCGTTGTGGGCGCCGCTGGGGCAAGACCTTCATGCTGTCCTCGATGGCCACGTCCTGCTCCCTGCATCGCTTCCCTGTCCCCGGGGCTTCGAAGCTTGCCGGCGGCCGCGTCGGGATATTCACCGCCGAATACCGACAGTATCAGGAGATCTTCGATAAGCTGGTTGAACTGCTCGAGCCACTGATCAAGACCAAGTCGCGCAGCGAGAAGCGCATCCTGCTGAAGAATGGCGGGAAAATTGACTTCTGGGTCACCAACGATAACAAGCTGGCCGGGCGCGGACGCGAATACAACCTGGTGCTGGTCGACGAGGGGGCCTTTACGAAGGTCCGCGAGATGCTCAAGGAGGTGTGGCCGAAGTCGATCAAGCCCACCTTGCTGACCACTGGCGGATCGGCCTGGGTGTTCTCCACACCTGACGGGATCGACGACGACAACTTTTTCTATGCCATCTGCAACGATAAGGCGTTGGGCTTCCTTGAGCACTACGCGCCAACCTCCAGCAACCCCTATGTGCCACCCGAGGAGCTGGAGAAGGAACGCCTGAACTCCGATCCTCGGGTATTCCAGCAGGAATACCTTGCTGAGTTCGTAGACTGGTCGGAAAGCGCGTTGCTTGATGTCAACAAGCTGCTGGAAGACGGTCTTCCCATCGAGCAGCCGACTCACTGCGATATGGTCTTTGCGGTGATGGATACCGCGCTTAAGGGTGGCCAGGAACACGACGGCACCGGAGTCGTGTATTTCGCCTACGAACAGACCTACCACGCGCCGCGGCTCACCATTCTCGATTGGGATGTCTCGCAGATCAGTGCCGACTTGGTAGAAGTGGCAATGCCGAACATCTTCGGACGCCTGGAAGAGTTGGCCCGACAATGCGGAGCCCGACAAGGCAGCCAGGGCCTGTTCATCGAAGACGCGCAGATGGGCGCCATCCTTCTGCAAAAAGCCGAGAGCCAAGGCTGGCCCTGCCGGCCGATCAGCTCGATTCTGACCTCAAAGGGGAAGGACGAGCGCGCGGTACTGGCCTCCAGCCCGCACTACCTGGGCAAATGCAAGATCACTCGATATGCCTATGACAAGGTTGTCCAGTTCAAACAGAAATCCGCCAACCACCTGATCAAGCAGGTTGCTGCCTTTCACCTGGCTGATAAAGCTGCGTACAAGAGGGCTGACGACCTCCTTGACTGCTATTTATACGCTCTACTATTGACATTTGGGGATGAAAGGGTGCTCTGATGGCCGAGGTAACGATCAACAATGCCGAAATCCTCGGAGCAAGCAGGATCCAGCCGGGCGATCAGGCCAGCTATGAGACCTGCAAAGCACTGTGGGAGTATCATCCACTGGGCGGCAAGCTGGTGGAGAAGCCGGTCAACATGGCACTGTTCAAGCGCCGGCTATATGCGCTGGAAGACGACCCGGGCAATCGGATCATCACCCAGTTCGAAGATGCCTGGACCCGCCTAGAAATCACCCAGAAGATCAAGAATCTGCACTATGTGATCCGCTGCTATGGAGCGGGGGCGATTGGGGTTGGCAACCAAGGCGCCGCGACCGCTGACGCTCTTGATCTGTGGAAGCTGCGCGAGGAAGACCTCTACATCAGCGTGTTCGATCCTCTCAACACTGCCGGTTCCATGGTCTCTAATCAGGACCCGAACTCGCCGAACTTCCAAGCGCCGAACAAGGTGGTGACCATTCAGGGAGCGGCCTGGCACCCTTCGCGGACCCTGCGACTGTTCAACGGTGCACCGATCTACCTGAGCTTCCAGAACTCCACATTCGGCTACACCGGACGCAGCGTGTTTCAGCGCGTGCTCTACCCGATGCAGTCCTATCTGAAGACGATGCCGGTCAATGATATGGTTGCCGAGAAGGCCGGCCTCCTAATCGTCAAGCGTGTGCAGAACTCATCTACCGTCAGCGGCCTGATGGGCTTCTCCGGCAAGAAAAAACGCGAAATGGTCAAGGAGGCGATCACCGGCAATGTGCTTGAAGTGGGCAAGGACGACTCAGTGGAGTCGCTTAACCTGCAGAACGTCGACGATGCGTTGAAGGGGGCACTGGAGAACATCATCGCGAGCATCGCCGCCGGTAGCGACACTCCGGCGCGACTGATCAACGACGAAGCTTTTGCCTTAGGGTTCTCTGATGGCACGGAAGACTCAAAATCCGTGGCCCAGCACATCGACGGTGTGCGCCAGACCCTGGACTCGTCCATCGAGTTCTTCGAGAAGATCGTCCAGCATATCGCCTGGAGCGAAGACTTCTACGCGGCGCTTTCCGCCGAATACCCTGATTACGTCGCCGAGCGCACTTACAAGGAAATGTTCTACGTCTGGCAGCGCGATTTCTCCTCAAAGTGGGCGCCGCTGCTGGAAGAGCCGAAGAAGGAGCAGCAGGAAGGCGAAGCCAAACTGATTGATCAGGTGGTCAAGCTGTTCACCGCTCTCACCGCGAGGATCGATCAGGCGAACTACGCGACGGCGGTCGAGTGGGTAGCCGACATCGCCAACACCCTGCCATCCATCAAAGAAACCCCACTGCTGATCGATTACGAGGCTCTGGCCGCCTATACGCCACCTGCTGCGCCTGCCATTCCGGAAGGAGACCAAAATGCCGTCGGAAACGAATAAGGCGGCCACACGGCGCATCAAGGGCTTCAATGAGGTTCTGACTGACGCGGTGAACTATTACGCCGAGCACGGCTGGGATTCGGAGAAGAGCCTGAACGCCTGGTGCGGCAAGCTGCGCCGAGCCGCCGAGCGCAAGACCGGTGACAAGGACGTAGCTCGTGCGCATCTGACCAAGATCTACCGGCGCCTTGTGATCGATGGTGGCCTAACCAAGGGCATCGACGAGCCGAAAGCGTTCAAGCTGGACAAGATCAAACCTTCGCTGCGCGCTGAGCTGGACAGGCGTATTTTCATCAGCGCCAACCTGATCAAGATCAATCGCGAGCAGGCCATCGACAAGACCATCCAGCGCTTCACCGGCTGGGTCTCCTCGGTCCCCCCGGGCGGCACAGAGGTCATCGACCGGATTGAGCAGAAGACCGCGATAAAGAAGTCCATCGTTCAGGAGGCGTTCGAGGGCCGTCGAGTGGCGATTGATCAGGGCCATAAACTGGCCTCGAACATCCGCTACATCCACGCGATCCAGACGGGCGCCATCGGCCTAAAATGGCACTCGGATTGGCGCCAACCCGGCTACGACTATCGACCTCAGCATAAAGAGCGCGATGAGAAGATTTACCTGCTGCGCGACAACTGGGCCAGCGAGAAAGACTTGATTAAGCCGGTGAATGGTTACTATGACCAAATCACCGCCGCCGCCGAAGAAGTCTATTGCAAGTGCAAGGCGCTCCCGGTGTATTCCCCGCGTGAATTGCCCGATGAGTTTTTGACGGAGAAAGGGAAAAGTGAGCTTAACCGAACTTGATGTAGCGCGAAGTATCCGTGACGGCGCGCTGGCTTCGCCGTTCAAGTTCCATAACATGTGGCTGGTCAACTTGCGAATTACCGGGACCGGCCTGGCTTATCGCAGCAGCCTGGGTGAGCATGTCTGGCGAAACCCGGATATCTATCTAAATGAAGAGTTCCTAGCGCGCTGTAATGGCCTATCGCTAATAGTCAACCATCCTAATAAGTTGATTCTCGACGACAATGAATTCAAGGGTCGCAACGTCGGCAGCGTGATGCTGCCCTACATCAAAAATGATGAAGTATGGGCTGTATGCCGGTCCTATAGCGATGACATTGTAGAGGAGATCCGCAAGGGGGAAGTTTCTACCAGCCCAAGTGTGTTATTCGATGAGGGCTCGGGCAACATTCTCATCAACCCAGAAGGAACTGACGAGGCGGTGCTCATTGAGGGTAAACCGTTTCTGATTGACCATATTGCTCTGGTGACTAAGGAGCACGGAACCAACGGCGTATGGGATAAAAAATCAGTACCCGAAGGCATTGATATATCCAACAAAGGTGAACTTGATATGACCCCCGAAGAACTGAAAGCGGCACTCAGTGGTGTTTTGGCTGATGCCATGCAACCTCTGGTCACGCGAATTAACGCCTTCGAAGCGCGCGCCGATGCGGCCGAGAAAAAGGCCGATGAAGAAGCCAAAGCCAAGGCCGATTGTGACGCCAAGGCGAAAGCTGATTCCGAGGAAAAGGCCCGGGCCGATGCCGATGAAAAAGACAAGAAGGACAAGGAAGAAAAAGCCAAGGCCGATGAAGCGGCCAAGGTGAAAGCCGACGCCGACGAGGCTGATCGCAAGGCGAAGGAAGAGCGCGAAGAGGAAGAGCGCGCCCAGGAAGTCGCTAAGGCTGATGAAGACAAAAGCGAAGCCCAGGCCAAGGCTGACTCCGCCTATTCCGCCTGCGGCAAGCGCGCCCGTGCGCCGATGTCAGGCGAATCCGTGCAGGCCTATCGCAAGCGCATGATCAAGGGCATGCAGGCCTACTCGGACGCTTACAAGGCCGTCAACATCGACGCCATCACCGATGACGCCCTGCTGTCTATCGCCGAGCGTCAGGTCTATGCCGATGCGGCCGCCTTCATCAACTCCGGTGCCGATGCCCCGGTGGGCTCACTGCGCCCTATCAAGGGTCGCGATTCGGCAGGCCGTGAGACCACTCGATTCGTCGGTGACATCGGTGCCTTCCTGGCCCCATTCCAAATCGAAGCCCAGCAATACGCTGGCCGCCGTGAAGCCAGCCGCTAAGGGAGCACCAAAATGAGCATTACTTTTAACCCGTTCAAGAACTTCGGCAATAGCCCGGGTTTCAATGTCAGCTCCCAGGGCTATGTCCAGGGTGACGCGCAGGATGACCCGGCGCTTCAGCTCCTGCTGGAATCTGGCTTCATCGCAGATTCGGCCGCATCGCAGATTTTCGGCGGCATGCCGATCACTGTCTCGGCGGCGGTGCGCGGCAATCAGAACACCTACGGTGGCTCGGTGGTCAAGCCGCTGGTGGTCAACCACATCGGCGGCTGGTGCGTGATGAACCGCAACTACAACGGGATCATCACTGCCGGCAACCCGGTCCCTAGCTGGGGCGCTGGGGAAAGCGTGCACTTCTACCGTCCAGGCTCCGGTGCGCGGATTCCGTTGCCGTTGGCCTCTGATGTGATCGCCTATGTCAACGCTGGAACCTACCCACAGGTCTGGTACTGGGATTCGGTCAATCACCTGGTCACGTCGGTGGAACCGTCTGACAGCAGCGCGGCAGTGCCGATCACCCTGGTGGATGTGAACACCAGCGGCACGACCATCACGGCCACCGGCAGCCCGGTCGTCATCCAATGGGCCTACGGCATGCCAATCGGCTTGTTCATCGTTTAAGGAGTCTCTAATGAGTAACGTCTCTTTCGGCATTGTACGGGTTGACCCGTCGTTCATGCAGCCGCAAATCCTCATGCAGTACACGCAGAAAACTGGCGCCTGGGATTTGCTGCCCGAGCGCAAGCCGGATGTGCGCCTTGGCACCACCGATCTGGTCGCCTATCAACGCAGCCTGCGCGTGAGCACCCAGACCCAAGTCGGCCAATCGATGTCGGCACGCCTGCCGTCGACCTCGATCGTTCCCGGCTACGATCAGATGAAGACCTACCGCATCGCCTGCCGATCGCAGTACGCCATGTTCGACGAGGAAGCTGCTCGCAATGCCGGCTATTCGCTGGTCGACGCCAACCGCCTGGCCGCGCATCAGGGCATTGCCCAGACCATGCGCAACCTGCTGCTCTATGGCTTCGACGCCTCGAACAACGAAGGGGTGATGAACTCGCCGAACAGCAACCGCCACAACCTGCCGGCCGACAGCCATGGCGCCACCGGCTACAACGCCTACGATAACGGTGAGCTGTTCCAGTTCCTGCTCAACGAGATTGCCATCATCAAAAGCGGCATGATGATGATCGGTGTGCCTCTGCGCTTCACCATCCTCGCCCCGCAGCGCTTCATTTCGAAGCTGAGCTATGGCGGTATCGTGCAGCTGACCAGCTACCAGCGCATCGGTGGTGGTTCGGAAACCATCAGCGCAGCCATCAAAGAGGTGACCATGCGTGCTGGTGGTGACGAAGTGGTGTTCTCGGTGGATGACACGCTGATCGGCCAGGGTGCCGGTGGCACTGACGCCATCATCATCGCGGTGCCAGAGCTGCGCATCAATCCGGCGCAGATCGCTTTTGATACCAACATCTTCGCCACCCTGACCCCAAACCAGCAGGCGGTCAACACCATGCTCTGCGACATGGCGGCGCCTATGGAAGTGGTCAGCCCGATTGCCGACGGCGGCACTACCACCATCTATACCATCCGTTCCACTCCAGGCTGGTGCCTGCGTGGCCAGGGCGCGACGATTCTCTCTGCCTCGTTCTAAGGTTTGGCATGTTTTCAGACAACAGCGAAGGATGATCAATGAAACTTTTCCTGGCTAACGCCACAAGCCAAAATCACCGGATCTACCTGCGCTTCCCTGAGCGCACCATGACCACTTACGACATCGGTCCAGGCACCCAGACCATGATCGACAACCTCAACAGCATGGACGTTGAGTATTTCAAGGCGCATGCCAATACCTACGGTTATGCCGAGGCGAAGAAGGGTGTCGGCTCGGCGTTCTCCGGCATCCTCTATTCCATCGATACCGAGATCAGTTCCACCACCATGCAGGACAAGAACGGCGACTTGAAAGACGTGCAGATCAAGCAGTCGGAAAACATCCTCGCCACCGGTGCTGCTGCCGTGGATGCCGCGCTGTCCCAGGGGCGCGGCGAGAAGGAAGGCAAGGTCTCGCGCAGCCAGACTGCCGTAGAGATCCAGAGCGAGTCGGTCGACCCGAACGACAATTCGCCGAACGGCCTGAAACGGCTGGTGGTCGATAAGTAAGGAGCCGCCATGTTCCCGCCAAGCTCCGCTGACTTCCTGGCCTTCGTGCGCAACGATATGGGCATTTCGCCAACTGTGTTGCCGGACAGCTCAAGCTACCTGATCACGTCCTTCGGCATGGCGAATGAGTTCATGCCGAGCTGGACCCAGTGCGCGGAGATCCAATATAGCTATTCGAATGCGCTCCTCAACCTTGGCGGGGCCTACTTGATACAGGTGGCGGCGGATGTGCCTGAATCGAGCTTTTTCGATGACCTGCGCACCGCGTTCAAGATGACGGGCGCATTCCGTTCTGGCGTGATCACCAACTCCTCGGACAATGGGACCGCCGCTTCTACGGCGGTCGGACAAGCCATGTCCAATCTGAGCCTAGCCGACCTGCAGTTGTTGCAAACCCCCTACGGGCGCATTGCGCTGGCCTTCCTGCAGGAACTGGGCGCGTATTGGGGGCTATCGTGATCGTCAAGTTCGGCGTGATCGACATGATCTACGACTATGGTGACGACCCGGGCAAGACCACCTTCGAGGTGGCCGAAGACCTGGAGAAACGCTATGGGATCATGCGCAACTTCTACGCCCGACATAAACAGGACGTGCAGCGAGAAGTTGTCAAGAAGCTGACAAACCAGCTGGCCGACGTTATCCAGTTCGAAGCGCCAATGGCCGATGAGTTGCTGCTGAGCGACACGGTTTCGCGTTTCCAGTTGTTCCTAACCACCCATGAGGTGGAGACCCTGGGTATTCCTGGAACACCGACCCTGGCTGCTATCGAGGGGGTCAACTCGCGGTTCAAGACCCGCAACGATCCGGGTCGTCCGTCGTTCGTCGATGGCGGTCTATATGAAGCAAGCTTTATGGCCTGGGTAGAGTTCAATGACTAATGTGACCGCCGCCGCCGCCGCCGAAAGCACTCCGATGAAGACGGTGCTGACTGATGGCGTATCAGCCATTTCCTACGACGAGTCGATCAGCTTCACCCTATACCAGCGGCAGATCCTGCCGCTGGATGGCTTTGTATTCTGGATTCGTGCTGACCTATTGGATGCCCCACCGTCAGTCACCACGATGACCATCAAGGGCGCTATCCACCGCAGCGTCAGCAACACTCAGGAGGAAGACCAGACCCAGTCGTTGAACCATATGGTGTTCACTACTGACACGCGTGTCGACGA